ACGATGCATTGGATGGGATTATAATGGCTGGAGAATTTCAAAATTTAACAGGACTTAGATTAGCGCAAGCGGCAGTTGCTGCTACCGTCGCTATCGTGTATGAAACTCCTGCTAATACAAGAACTTACATAAAAGATATTATGGTAGCCAATACTACGGGTGGTTCACTTGATGTGCAAGTGTATATTGTTGCAAGTGGGAGTGTAGCAGCTACTTCTAATGCTCTTATATATAACAAAACAATAGCAACAAAGGAATATTTACAATGGTCGGGATTACAGATAACGAATCCTGGAGATACTATAGAAGTTTTAGGTAGTTCAACAGGGCTTACTATAACTATATCAGGAGCCGAAGCAGTATAAAACGGTTTATACCTAGCATATTACATGGTATTATACAACTTATATAAATAGGAACATATATGGCAAACTTTCAAAACACCGCTCAAGGGCTAGCTTCTTTAGGTAGATATGGAGATTCTTCTTTAGTACATATGAGCCCTGAAGAAGTGAATGGACTTCAAAATTTAGCTATTCGCAATGGAACTTCATTAACTACTAATCCTCAAACAGGAATGCCTGAAGCTTTTAGTCTTACAGGTTTTTTACCTATGATTGCTGGAGGTGCTTTAACAGCGGCTTCAGGAGGAGCAATAAGTCCATTAATGGCTGGACTAATGATAGGCGGAGCAACTGCTGTAGTAGAAGGTGATCTTGGTGCTGGTATAGGAGCAGGTCTTGGTGCTTATGGTGGAGGAAGTTTATTTAAATCTTTAGATACTTTAGGTCAAGAAGCTATTAAAAGCGGAGGAACGACAGGTGAATTTGTAGGTGAACAACTACAATCAGGTATTAAAAATTTAAATCCATCTACAGCAGGATTTGAATCAAACAGTGGTATAATGGGCGTAGAGGAAGGTTTTGCACAGCCTAAAGTTAATCCTAACTATCCAGCAGCGTTTCAAAATACAGGAAAAGGATTAGCTCAAACAGCTCAAGTTAATCCTAACTATCCAGCAGCGTTTCAAAATACTCAACCTCCTGTTAACAGATCGTTAGATTATACTAAATTTGGAGGAGGCACTAATAATCCACCAGTTAATAATCTTCCTGAAGTAGCTAATCCTAACTACCCTAGATCATTTCAAACAACAACAGAAGATATTACACAGTTTGGACCACCTAAAGAAAATTTAAATACTATTACAAATAGTCAAGACCCACTAACTAATTTATCAAATAAAATAGGAACTAATTTACAAACTGGATTGGATAGTGCAGGTAGAGGTATTGATACATTATTTAATGATTATGATAAAGCTAAAGAATTATTAGGTCGAGATAAAGTTATTACTGGACCAGATGGAGACATTCTATCAACAGAAAGAGTACCACTTGACAATATAGATATGGCAATGAAGTTTGGTATGCCTGTTGCTGGAGGAATAGCATCTGGTATAGAAGAAAGTGATTTTTCTGATCCAATAAATATGAGTTATTTTAAAGATACTAGGTTTAAAGGTCCTGGTGGACAACTTAATTTAGCAGGGCCTACTGGATTAAATTTAAATAATCCGTTTGGTTATGCAGAAGGTGGGTATTTAGGGGGCGGAGATATAAATGTTCAAGGGGATGGTATGAGTGATGATATACCAGCTAATATTGATGGAGAACAAGAAGCTGCTTTATCAGAAGGAGAATTTGTAGTACCAGCCGATGTGGTTAGTCATATAGGTAATGGATCTTCTGAAGCAGGGGCCGAAGAATTTTATAACATGATGGATAGAGTTAGAATGGCTAGGACTGGAAGAGAAAAACAAGCACCAGAAATAGATCCAGAAAGGTTTATGCCTGCGTAATGAAAACAACTCTTGTTCCTAGAGAACATGTAAAAGAAGTTTGGAATAGTATAGAAAAATTTGCAGAAGGGTGTGCTAAATACACTTATGGTAGATATAATGCAAATGATATATTAAATGAGCTGCTTACTAAAGACCAACAGTTATGGACTGCGTTTGATGAAGATGGTATCCATGCTTTTTGGGTAACAGAAGTTATAAAATACCCTCAGACTAAAGTGCTAGTCATGCATTTTACAGGTGGTAATAGAATAAAAGAATGGCAAACAATAGGTTTAAAACAATTACAAAAGTTTGCAAGAGTTACAGGTTGTACTAAAATAGAGTCTTACGGTAGACCTGGGTGGGAAAAAGTTTGGAAACATGAAGGATATAAAAAACGGTTTGTATTTTACGAATTACCAGTGGAGTAATAAAAATGTTATTAAAGTTAATACCTAAAAAAATTAAAGTATGGCTACTTAAGCGACTATATAAAGATATAGCTGCTGAAGGTCGTATGGGCGATACTCAACTTGCTCATATTAATGACTATGAAGCTGGATTACTTAAATCAGTAGGTGGTTCTGGAACTATCAATCCATCAACAGGTTTAGTTGAATTTGGTGGAGGCAAAGGTGGTGGTGGTGGAGGTGGAACAACAGAATCTACTTCATATTCAACAAACTTACCTGAATATGCTCAACCTTTTTATGAAGAGTTATTAAAACAAGCAGGTAAAGAATCTTACACTACCGATGCTGCAGGAAATGTTATAGGGACTAAAGGTACACCTGTATTTGGTGGACCTCAAGTAGCTGACTTTACTGTTGATCAAACAGGAGCTCAAGCTGATGTAAGAGGGTTAGCTCGTCCTGATCAAATTGCTCAAGCTACAACTGGATTAACTGACGCTGTAACTGCGGCGGGTATAGCTCGTGGTGGTATAGGCACAGCAATGGGATATACTCCTGGAACAATAACAGATGAAACTATAACTACAGAAAAATTTACTGATCCTGGTGTTGCTGAAGCGTACATGGATCCATATCAACAACAAGTAACAGATATACAATTAGCCGAAGCTAGAAGACAAGGAGATATTGCTAAAGCAGGAAGAGGATTAGGTTCTATAGGACGTGGTACTTTTGGTGGTGGCAGACAAGCATTAATGGAAAGTGAAGCTGATAGAAATTTAGCTATGCAGTTAGGACAAATACAAGCTCAAGGTAGTCAACAAGCTTATCAAAGAGGACAACAAGCATTTACACAAGATCAAGTTCGTAACTTACAAATGCAACAAGCTAATCAAGCAGCTGATTTACAAGCTCAACAGTTAGCGCAACAAGGTCAACAGTTTGGAGCTGGATTACAAAAAGATTTAGGTTTAGCTGGTTTACAAGGTGGTTTACAAGGTTCACAAGCATTAGGTTCATTAGGTGGTTTACAACAACAAATGGATTTACAAAGAATTCAAGCTCAAGCAGCTGCTGGAGCTGAACAACAAGCACTAGAACAAGAAAGATTAAATGTAGCAAAACAAAAATACTTAGAAGAAGAAAATGCTAAACGAGCTATGTTAGAGTATCAATCTAATATACTTCGTGGTACAGCAGGAGCATTAGGCGCAACACAAACTCAATATGCTCCACAACCAAGTATGGCATCACAAATAGGCGGATTAGGTTTAGCTGGATTAGGACTTTATAATATGATGGGACGAGGATAAATAATGGCTAATATAATACAAATACAAGATGATTTAAAAAAAGTAACTGATCAAGATTTAGTTAACTTCGTTAAAAATCCTACAGGATCAGTACCTAGTTATTTAGCTTTAAGCGAGATTAAACGTAGAAAAGAAAGTCGTGAAAAATATGCAGCTAATAAAGATAAAGTTAAAACTACTGTTGCTCAAGATTTAACAACCGTACCTAAAACTATGGGACTTTCAAGTTTAGCACCTCAATCTATGCCACAACCTAATACAGGTGTTGGTACTCCTCAACCTCAACAACAAATAAACCCAGCTATGCTTGCATCAAAAGGTGTAGGACAACTAAATCCAGGAGCAATAAGAAAAATGGCTAATGGTGGGATTGTAGGGTTTGATACTGGCGATTTAGTTCAAAACGTGCAAAAAGAAAATGTACGTAAAAGATATAGTCCAACTGAGCTAGGCTTTTCAGATGGGCCTGTTAGTTTCCCTTTAGGTACCGCCATAAGTGATGCAACTAGCTATTTAAATCCTTTTAGCTATATGGATACATATAACCCTAGAGTTGATCCTATTTCAGGAGAAGTAGTAAGCGGTGTTGGCGATAGATTTGCTGATACAAAAGCAGAAATTTTAGCAAGAGAAATACAAAAAAGAGACGATATAGCTAGTTCAGATGCAGAAAAAACAATAGCACAAAGAGATTTAGAGGTAAGTAAACCTTTAATAGAAGATGATTATACTGTAAGTAGTAGACAACGAATAACAGAAAATGTTCCTACTTTACTTGCTAGCGATTCAGAAACAGACACTGTTACAGACACTGTTACAGACACTGGTACAAATAATGTAGTAGATTCTGTATTTACTGATGATGAATTTAAAGTTGCAGGAGGTACTAATTTAGATATTGCAGACGACACAAAAGTTGAAAAAGATTTTGATGTTGCAGACATAGTAGCGCCAGTAATAGATGATAAAACTGAAATTAGTAAATATTTAGATGACAAAGATTTAAAAGTACCTACTATAAAAGAAGCTTTAGATGAATTAACAGAAACTCGTACAGCTGCAGGATTAGCAAAGGATCCATTTGCTATGGAACGTCAAGGTTTAAAATCAGATAGAGAAAAACTTGATAAAGATAGATCTGATGCTGCTAGTATGGCGTTTATAGAAGCCGGGTTATTGTGGGCGAACAAGGGAAATATTGGAGATGCGGCTCCAGCAGTTAGAAATTATCAAAAAGAACTAAAAGGTTTAAGAGGAGAAGATAGAGAACTTAAGAAAATGGATCTATCACTAAAAGCTGCAGATGTTGCTATGAAAAATGATAACGTTAAGTCAGCTATAAAAATAGTAGATGGGGCTGAAAAAAGAATGGATACGTTTAACATAGCTAAGCTAAACCAAGACCAAGCACTTAAATTAAAACAAATGGAGTATGAATTAAAAATAATGACAGCTAATTTAAGTAAAGATACATCGCTTAAAGTAGCAAAAATATCAGCGGAAGCAGCTCTAAGTAAAGATCCAGCTAAAGTTGCATTATTTAAAGAACTTTCTAAATCTAAAGTTTATCAAATGGAAGATGGAAGTGTAGATGTAGAAAAAATTATGAAAGCTATATCACCACCATCAAGTATGTACGCTGCTGTCTCTAAACCAGCTCAATTTATGGCTCAGTGGAATGATACAGTAGAAAAACTAAGTGTTAATCCAGAGATGGAAGATAGACTTACTGCGTTCTTAAAACAATATCCTGACCCTGTATCTTTTGCAAATGCTATGGGAGCCGGGTCTGGTACAGCTACATACACTACAAAGGGTGGTTATAAACCAGCAGGGAGTTAAATACTATGGCTCAACCAGTCAATATTGAAGGGGTAGGCATAGTGGAATTTGAAGATGGCATGACGCCAGAACAAATAGAAGCAGCCATTGTTAAAGATATACTACCTACTATACCTCCTCCAGCAGAACCAATTCCACAAGAAAAAGAATATGCAGGATTTTTTGAATCTTTAAAAGGTGGTGTAAGTGATACTTTAGGCATAGCAGATGTTGGCTTAAGTGCTGCATTACCTGGTGGTGATACAGGTGTAGAAGCTTTAGAAGAATTTCAAACAGACCAAGCAGCTAACCCAAGAACAAGATTTAGCTTTGCTGATATAGAAAAAGCATACGATGAAGGAGGTGTAGAAGGTACAGTAGAATTATTTAAACAACTTCCTGGTGGTTTTGGTGAAGCAATGGGTATGATATTTCCTTCACTTGCAAGTGGTGCAACTGGTGCAGCTATAGGATCAGTAATTCCAGGAGTAGGAACAGTAGCTGGTGGTTTTGTTGGTATGGCTCTTAGTACTTTTTTTCCTAATTTTGGTGGTAACATTTCGGAACAAGCTCAAGAAGATATAAAAGCAGGGCGCCCTGTAGATATTGATACTGCTAAAGCTGCACTAGCTACTATACCTCAAGTAGCTTTAGATCTTATAGGTCTAAAAGCTTCAGGGTTAACAAGGTTAATAGGAATAGAAAAGAAACTACCTCCTGGTGAACTTCGCAGAAGAATAGCTGAAGAAGGACTTACTAAAGCTTCTGCTAAAGGCTTTGTAAGAATAGCGGGAGCTGAAGTTCCTACTGAAATAGGTCAAGAAATTATTACTAAAATACAAGCAGGCGCAGAGCCATTTAGCGAAGAAGCTATAGCCGAGTATAAAGAGGTAGCGGCGTTAACAACTTTAACAGGTGGTTTAGCTCCTGTTTCAGCTGTAAAGGCAAGAAGCGATGCTAGAGGAGATATTAAAGCAGAAGAAGTTCAGAAAAAGATAGACTCTAATGCAGCTCTTATAAGTTTATTACCTAATCGAGCTATGTTTGATGCGGCTCAAAAAGATGCAGATCCAGTACAAGCGGCTTTAGAAATAGCAGAAGAAGCAGAAAACTCTTTAGATAACAGCGCACCAGAAAAAAGCAAGCTTAGAAAAATAATAAACAAAGCTAATGTAGAGCTAGATAAAGAAATAACTAAGCAATCTGTTGAAAACCAAAAAAAAGCAGTTGATGATTTATTAAAAAATACTCAAAATATATTAAAAGATTTTTACAAAAATCAAAATAATATAAAAGCTAAAGTAACACCAGGCGTGCTTGATAGTGATACGTTAACTTCGTTTGGTTTAAGTCCTAATTCTAAGGCTTTTAAAAGATTAAAACATTTAAATCTAAACAACCCTAAAAATACTAAGTTGTTTTTAGATACTTTATCCGCACATACTGGTAAAATAAACGAAAAAGCTATTAACATTTTTACAGATAAAATAGAGGAGGTTAATCCTAATGTCTCTTACAAATTTAACAATAGAACAATTGAGTCTAAAACAGATCCAAGAAGGCCTCTTGTATCTAGGAAAGGGGGAGAAAAACAACCGGGCCCTGCCACCATTACTACAGAAACTGACAGAAAAACAATGGGCGACAATATACCAGTTGCTCCTAGACTTGGAAGAAGAAAAACAACTCTCGATTCTACATTAACAGAAGAAACAAGAAAACAAGCTATAGACCTTATAAACATAGACCCAACAAAATCTTACACACCTACAACACTAAGAAAAGCACTAAAATTGCTTGGTGTTGTAATAAATCCTGCTCAAACAACAACTTTAATTAATGATTTAAATACAATATATCCTGGTGTAGTAACTACTCAAATAAAAAACAATAAATCTTCACAGAGAATTCAAGCAATACCTGAAAAAACTCAAATTCCAGAAAACCCAGTGCAAGCAGTGTTAAATACAACAAGAGCAGAAAAATTAGAACGTGAAACAGCAACTGAACCAAAAGTTGTTGAACCAAAAGTTGTTGAACCAAAAGTTGTTGAACCAACAATTAAAACAGAAACTGAAACTGAAACAGAAACAGAAACTGAAACAGAAACTGAAAGAGTTATAAGGGGACAACCAATTGTTGATTACGTAACTAAAAGACCAAGAGGTGTAACTTTTTCTCAAATACGAAAAGAAACCGGAGCTACTATAAATGATATAGAAAGTATTGCAGAAGAAGGTTTATTTGAAATTAAATTAAATAAATCAAATCAACAAATAGCAGTTCCAACAACGTTGGCTAAAGATAAAAAAGTACTCAGAGAAATTGTTACTAAATTACGTAATAAACGAGAGGACAATGCAGACTTTTTAGAAATAGTTAAAGATGATTTATATGTTGCTACTGAAATTAAAAATTTAATAAAAGAAGGTAAACAAAGAATAAAAGATCAAAAAATAGGTAAACCTAAAGTTGACCGGTCACCAGATCAAGAAAAAAAATTAATGCAAAAGGTAGAAGAGGCGCGTTTAATAAGTCAAGGTCTTAGTAAAGCTGATGCAAAAAGTTTAGCAAAACGTTATACGTCAGAAGATTTAGGAGATTTTAATCCTGAAACAGATGATTTTCACAACGTAGGTAATCCTGAGTATGTACGACGACCTGATCAAATTAACAAATTTAAATATATTAAAAATTTAAAAAGAGCTTTACAAGTGCTTAAAACTGAATATAGTAAAGAGTTAGGTGAAGTTGAAAATGTATTGCTTGACACTATGCTTAAGCTTCCAAACTTACAAACAACAGGTTTTTCAGTTGAAATAATAAAAGGTAGAGACGGAGGTGCGTATGGAGCGTTTTCGCCAAGCACTAACAATGTACGTATACATCCTAATGCAAATATAGGCACTATAATTCATGAAGCTCTTCATGCTGTTCAAGCTAGAAAAATGGATCAAGCTTTTAGTAAAACAGGTAGACCTAAAAATGAAATAGGTGAGTATATAAATAAAATATACGAAAAAGCCCAAGCAGCTGCTGGGGGTAGGTTTAATAGAGAATTAGAAAATGTGTTTGAATTTGTTAACTATGCGCTTCAAGATGTGCAGTTCCAAAGATTTTTAAGTGAAACTGCACCACTTAATCCTAAAAACAATTTAAATTCTTTGTGGTCTGATCTTGTTAACGCAATAAAAAGATTGTTTAACTTTTCTACTAATATACCTAACTCATTACTAAATGATTATTTAGTGGTAGCTCAAGATTTATTAGATGGGCCTATAGATAGGATTGTAGGTTCAGATCCTTTATACAATAAACCACGTAGAAACGAAACAAAAGAAGAGTTTAGAGAAAGAGTATTTGATGTAAAAACTAATAGTGATGGTGTTTTTAACCGCATTGTCAAAGGAATATTTAAAAGACCAACAGCTGTTGATTACCCAGATAAATCATTATCTGGATTATTTATTAGAGCTAGAACTCATTTCGCTAACTCTAGTGCGGCTATACAAGAAGAAGCTCAAACAAAAAGCTTTAATAAAGTAGTAAATGATGCACTACCTCAAAAAGCTAGAACTGACATTATTATGGACGCTTCATTATCATCTAATGCAATCGCAGCTAGTGCAGCTGACATAGGGTTTGTAACAATTCAAGAAAATGGAATGCCTAAAATTATTCAAGATAGTGCTACGCTTAAAGGTGTATTTAATCAAGTTACAAAATTAGCTGACAAGGTAGGAGTAAAAGAAGCTAATAAAATGGTGCAGGAGTATTTAATTGGTAGAAGGTTGCAAGGTGAACAACAACTAAACGAAAATCGTGATAGAAGAATAAGCGAACTTGAAAACGAAAGATCTAACACTAAAAGTAATAGTGAAAAGAAAAAACTAACTGAAAAAATTAATAAAATAAAAAATGTAGAAAAAACAAAAATGTCTGATGATGATATGCGTCTTTTAGCTGATAAAGATTATCTTGTGTCTGAACAACAACACCCTGAACTTAAAACTATATCTATTATGCTAAACCAAATACAACAACACAATATTGATTTGTTAGAAGCTACGGGTGTTTACAGTAAAGAAAAAGCTGCTGTATTTAGAAGTCGTGATTGGTACGTGCCTTTAAATAAAACGCTTGATGAACTAGAATCTACACAAAGTGGAATAAAAGAATTTTTTAAAGGCTATACTGATATAGGTCAAGAGTTTAAATATAAGGGTGGTAGTGAAAAACAAACTGATAATGTATTAGATAACTTTGTAATGAAACATTTCTGGTCTGTAAATGCAGCTTTAAGAAACCATGCCAATCAAGAAGCAAGTAGTTTTGTTGGAATGAGAAATAAAGAAAAAATTGCAGCTTTAGAAGCAGAAGCAAAGGTAGGTAAAGGTTTAGATGAAAAACAAAGAAAACAACTTGAACGTATAAGAGACGAAAACCCTGATGATTTAGTAACTTATTCTTCTACGGCAGCTATTCCTTCAGGTAGAGCTGGGTATACTGCAGAAGTGTTGTTTGATGGAGAAAAAGTGTATGTGGATTACTCAGATCCTGGGTTTGCAGTTGCTGTTAGAGGTCCTGAACAACCATTAGTAGACACTCATATTCCCGCTGCACTAGCTACTTTGTTAAGACAGACTATTACAGCAAACCCGATATTTCAAGGGTATCAAGTATTTAATGATTCAATAAGTGCGGCTGCTTATTCAGGAGTTAAAAACCCATTTCAATTAGCAAAAAGAGTTTTAAAAGGTTACACTGAAATTATCAATGATCCTAATTCTCCTATAATACAGCAAATGAGAAGAGCGGGAGTTACTGGTGGATATGGTTTAACAGCTGATGAGATTATAGGAAAAACTAGACGAGAGTTTAATTTATTACCTGAAAGTAAAGCAAGAGCGGTGGCTGCTTATTTTGAAGATCTAGCTACACATTCTGATTTAGCTCAACGTAAAGCTGTATATGAACAAGCATTATTAGAAACTGGTGGTGTGGAACAATCTGATGGAACTATAGTAGGGGGAAATGAAATAGAAGCTGTTAACAAAGCTTTAAATATTATTAATTGGAACAAACGAGGTAATAGTGCCGGTTTAAGATTACTCACTCACACCATACCATTTTTAAATGCGTACTTACAGGGTATGGATATTATTACAAATGTAATGAGAGGTAAATTTTTAACAGCTACGGACAAAAAAAATGCATTAAAGTTGTTTGCTATAACTTCAGCAAAAATTATGGTGCTTAATGCTATCTACTCAGCGATAGTTGGAGGCAATGATGAGTATGAGCAGCTTCCTGATAATGAAAAATTTAGGTCTTATATTATACCAGGCACAGGTATGAAGCTTCCAATTCGTGGTGAGTTAGCGTTTTTGTATAAATTATTACCTGAAGGTTTATATAACCTTGTCACTAAAGAAGGTACAGATCAAGAAATAGATGCTAGGAGAGTAAGACAAGCAGTTTCTGATAGTTTAGCTGGAGGACTTCTTTTTCCAGCTTTATTTCCTCAAGCAATAAAAGCTCCTATTGAAGTAGCAATGAATTACAATTTGTTTACAGGTAGTCCTATTGTAAGCCCATTTCAACAAAAAAAAGAAACTGATTTACAAGTTAATGCAGGTACTTCATATGTTGCAAGGGGTTTTGGTGAAATAGGTCTTTCACCATTAAAAGTTGATCATATGATTCGAGGTACTTTGGGAACGCTTGGAGGAGTGGGTTTAGGTATAATAGATGGTATTATAAATCAATTTGTAGATAATCCATTACCAAGTACACCTACAGATAAAATACCTGGAATTAGTGCCATAATGTATAGTCCTAATGGTCGAGCAGCATTAAATCAATTTTATGATTTAAAAGAAATGTCTGATAGAGTAACTAATTCTTTAGGTAATTATAAAGGTGAAAGGTTAAAAGAATATAAAAAAGATAATAAATATTTAATTGGTAAACGAGCTCAAATAAACACTTTAAACAAAAGAATTAAAACACAAAGAGACAAAAGAAGAGCAATTATTGACAACGAAAAACTGAGCGCTAAAGTTAAAGCTGCAAAGTTAAGAAAAATTGATGTTAATATGAATAAACTATTAAAGGTAGTACCTAAAATTAGAGTGGAAGCAGATCTACCACTCTTTAGCACTAAATAAATTTATAGTCGCCAGACTCTAATGCCTTGTATGCCATCTTCTATAACTATTTTGTGTACATATTCAAACTCAAGTCTTTTACTTTCTTTGTCTATAGCCGCTAAAGCTGATTTAGTGTCTACTGCAGGTATAAATATAGATGTTCCTGGTTCAAAAGAAGGCCAATCTATTTGATAATCTGTTCCGTTAGTTAACATTTCTTGGTATGTCCAAATTTAAATTGTCTGTTTTAATTTCATCAAACGATGAATTATCAACCCATATGCATCTAACTGAAGGTCCACTAATCTCTAGACCCTTGTGAAGTACTTTAAGTTTCGATGATTCTTTAAGCACCCCATCACTTTTTAAACCTTTTATAAAGTCACTATAATCAATTTTTTTAGTGTTTACATATTCTCTCATAATAGAAGCCGGTATATAAATAGTGTTAGTATCAGGCTCTACTCGCACTTTTAAATCATGATTAGGTCTTAAAAGAGGCGCTTCTTCTAACCCTCCTCTAGAATCAACCTTACTGTTAATAACTAAAGTGCTGTTTTTAGCAGTATTAATAAAATCACCCAATGTTTGTATTGCATCAAAGTCAGCTTCTTTAAGGGAGTTCTTAGATTTAGTTAATTCTTTAGCTATAGCTTTATATACAGGATCAATTTTTATACTATGAATACCTAATTTTTTAGCTATAATTGCGCCTAAAAATACAGCAGATAGTGTAGCTGAAAACTTTCTATCTTGACCTTTAATGTCAAGTTCTTTATCTATTTTTTGTTGTGTGGCTTTTAATTGTTTTTTAACTTGATCTAAATTTGCTATCAAGTATTGTGAATAGACCTCACCTGCATGTCCATAGTTATCAAAAAATTTACTAAAATAATCATCAGCTTCTGATTTAGTTATAGTTTCATCTAACTCTATAGGTAACTGAATAAACCTAGCCATTTCACCACTTGCTTTAGCTCGATCAGAAAACATAACTTGTCTAAAATCCGTGTTGCTAGATACCACACAAATCAAATTAAACACAGTATCATTTGCTCTTTCTTTGTTAACTCCGTTACCTAATCTATTACGTCCTCGTCCTGTCGATATAAATTTTAAAAACTTATGTAGTTCTCTAGGTGTTATGTCTGTCATTTCATCTACAGCTGCAGGTAAGTTATTCATATAACCCATACGATGAATAATAGAATTTTCAGTGTCACCCCACACCTGTACAAGTTTAGAATTTAAATCAGGGTTACCATACACACTTGTCATAGCTTGCAGTATTGAAGTTTTACCTTGACCTGTTTCAGGATTATATAAATTTATTATTGCTGATTTTTCTCTATGTTCAAAGAAAGGCATAAGCAGGGAACCAAAAGCGCAAAAGAAACCAAACGCACGAAGTTCCATACCAGGTCTTTCATAAATAGCTATACCTTTTTTCCACTCTTCAAAACTACCTTTTTTCTGAAGAGTAGGATTAATTTCATTTAGTTCATCAGCTACAGGTACATATTTAACACCAAAAGCACTTATCTCTCTGTTACCTATTAGTATTTTATTTTTAGTTTCTATAGGCCCTGCATTCCAACCATATTGTTTGTGCATAAGTGAGGCTTCATAGGTTCGTTGTTGAGTTTGAACAGTGCTAACTATATAATTAATAATATGATCCATTTGTTTCCCATGAACTATAACTCCATAATCAACTAATATTTGCCTTGCCTTATCTCTTGTAAGTAAATCAGAAGTTCGTGCTATAAACTCTCTAACTCCGTCTCTAGGTAAATGTAATTTAAACCAAGAACATTCTCCTAATGTTGGATCATGCAATCGCTCTACTAAATAAAAATCATAATCATAAATCTTTACACCATCATCATCGTCATCAGGCATCGTTCTGTATATGCCGCCGTTTTTTCCTCTAAAATATGGATCAGGGTAATCAGGTATTTTAAAAGTTACTTTTTGGTCTAGTGCTTCACTGTGAGCCTCTATTACATTGTCTGAGCCTCTAGCCCTAGCAATAACTCTTCCTAATTGTATAGGCGAAGTTATTTTACTTTTATGATTACAGTTTTTACAACCTTCAGGTCTTTGCATTTCGAATTGTTTACATGAATGTGGTCCTGGTATGCCATCGGCTTTTTTTTCTGTGAGTTCATAATCATAATCAATATGCCCTCTAGATATTTTATGTATAGCTATATCTCTGTCTTCACAGTGAACTGCAATTGATAACCCTGCTCTCCATAAAGGTTCTTCAATTTCATTTTGTTTAGTAGCTATATATCCTAATTGAGCACACCCATCACCTACTTTACATCGTTCTATAATTTTTCTAAACCTAGAAGAGTGATTACCTAAAATAGCTTTAGTAGCTTCGTCTAAAGGTCTTTTAGGTTTGTTAGCATGTGTTATTATTTCAGCAGGTATAATTGCTGCTAGATCATCAAAGGGTATAGGACTACACTCTTGGAGTACGGTCACACTTTTTGGACTGTTTATATCTTTAAAGTTTTTAGTTCCTGGTACCCTAAGTATTCGTGATATGTCTGATGTACAAACTGAATCAGATTTAAATCCATGTTTAACACATAAATACTTAAGACCTTGAGCTATAGGTTTCCATACAGCAGGAGCAACAGGATCAACAAAAGGCCAATAACAATGTAGCCCATTTCCTGAGTCTACAATCAATGGTGTAGGAAGTTTAGTTACATCTGTAAAATTTCTAAGTGCAACCATAGCATCTTCTTTAGTTTTATAATCTTTGTATTTACGTCTTTTAATATCGTAACCACAATCAATATCAAGCCAAAATATTTTTTGTTCTCGTGCGTTTTTAGCTTTTCTGTCAGTGTTTTCTAACCACGTTGAACAGCTAAAGTAAACATCTAGCTTGTTTTTAAGAAGTGCTTTAATTTTTACTACAGCATCATCAACAGTATTTAAAAACAAAGGATTTACATTATCTTGTTGATCTTTACTTACTACACAATAGTAGCCTTGATCAGACCATACAAGGTCTAAAAATTCTTTCGTTTGCATTATAAACCTTTATTTTTTTTGTGATAATTCTGCTATTAATTTTTTAACTACGTCCTCTTTTGATTTAGTAGGTTTTGCTCTACCTGAAAACCAATCATATACCGTCTGTCTTGATATGTTAAGACTTTCAGAAACCTTTTGTACAGGGTGTTTAAGTTCAATACATATTGCTCCAAGCTCCACCCCTAAAGTTTTGTTTGCAGATTGATTAGCTTCTATTACAATTTGTGAATAACCTCTCATATACCCTCCTATGTCCAATCGTCTACAAGATCATCAAGACTTACATCGCCTGATACTGGTGTAGGAGCAGGTGCTTTTGGCTTGAGTTCAGCTTTTGGCGCTCCTCTTTTAGTTGGTTCAGGTACGTCATCTTCAACAACTTTTGTTTCAGTAAATGCGTCTACTGCTTCAAGTTTAGGTTTAGGTTTAGGTTTAGCTTCAAGTTTAGGAGCTTCTTTTTCAACACTCTCGTCTTTGTTTTTAACTACTGATAAAGTAATTGCTCTTTTAGCATCATCGCTAGTACTTTTTTCTGAACACAAACCATATTCTTCGTCATCAAGTATTCTAATAGGTTTAAAACCTACTTTAGTGCTGTGTGAATCCGGGTCAAAAGACATTCGCGATACAACTGACATAAGATTTTGATTGTTTGCTCTAACATAATCAGTATATTCATGTAAAGGTCTACGTTCTGCTGTACCATTACCAAATATAGATTGAGATGGAAGAGTTACTTGAAATACATCTCCATTCAAATCATCTGCTCTTACTACAGCAATACGTCGACTAAATCTACATGCTTTAGTACCATTAGGACCTGATCCTTTTATATTCTGTGGACATTCAATACATGTAGCATGTTGCGGTTCTTCTACTTCTGCATCAGGTTTAATGCTATCCGAAGTCCAACAAGCAGGTGGTAATTTTATTTCAGGTTTATACTCCCCTGCATAATACATTCTATGAACATAGGGAGATGCATTTACAATTACTACATCTAAGTGACGTTCTTCACTTTTGTCTATCTCTTTACCATTTACCATTAATCTAAAAATATTATTACGTATTGATATACGTTTAGATGTGATTGAACTACCACTGATATTACCAGTAAAACCATCATCCCTGCCACTTGTTGTGGCGACTGCACCTCCTTGTGCAAATACATCTAGTTCTGTACTCATGATTTCTCCTCTTTTTTACGGTTTTTAAGTATTGATACTGCATATTCAGATGTTGATTGTAGTCCTGGAGGAGCTACATCAGGGTTATCTGCAATGAATTGTTTTATGTTAGTCTGCTGAATTCGTTTTTCAAACAACTCAAAAGCATCGTTTTCTTTTATAAACTTATACATTTCAGGCCAATCGCTTGTCCAATATCTAGTTTTAAGTTTTCTAGTTAGTGTCCCTGCTTTGGTTTTTATGCTTGTTACATTTAAAGTCCTACATGCCTCGTTCAAAGCTTCTTGTACTTGTGCACGTTTAGTTTTTATTTCGCTTATTTGAGTCTCAAGTGTTGCTATTGATTCTCGCATATTAATATCAGCTTGCATAAGCTTTTCAAGCTGATTATCATCTAGTTCCATGTATTACTCCTCTCATTAAATGGATTCCCAGTATATCACGGGTGTTGACAGTGTCAAGCATTTTTACTATTTATTTTATTCCTAACTCTTCCTTATATAAATCTACTAATTTAACATGATCATCAATCTTACCTTGTAGCATTTTGTATATCTTTGATTCTACAGGGCTTCCTTGAAGATGAACTACAGTCATAGGATTTCTTTGCCCTGCTCTATCCATACGAGCACAACATTGTATATATGTCTCTACCGATACAACTGGAGACCAAAACACAACTACATTAGCTGCATGAAGTGTTACTCCATGAGAAGCTGATTGAGGTTGTATTACTAAAACATGTGGATTTTTAGTCTCTTGAAATAATTTAAATATTTGAGAACGCTTGTTCATACTTACACCCCCATGTATACAAGCACAAGTTATTTTTGATTTAGTTAACTCCGTCATTATTAATTCTATACTATTTCTAAATGGAGCAAACACTATAACTTTGTGGCTTGCTTCTGCAATAATGTCTTTCAAAGCTGTGACTCTGTTTTTAACATCAAACTCAATCACTTCTTTTTTGTCTGTATATATAGATCCTGCACTAACTTGTAATAGTTTTGTTAACATTGCGGCAGCATTGACTACTGTTATTTCTTCGCCAGCAGCTTCAATAAACATTTCTTTTTTAAGTTTTTTATAATATTTATCTTGCTGAGGAGTAAGAGGTACATCTCTTACTTGATGTGTAACATCAGGTAAATCTAAACACTCTTCTTTAGTGTATCTTATTGCAGGTTGCAGTGTTTTAAAAACTATATCTTGAGCATTTTTTCTTGGTATCCATGTAAACTGACTAACTTTTTGCATAACCATATCTTTAAATGTACCAAAATATTTAGGAACTGATTTTGAATCAACTAATCTAGCTAAACCATATGCATCTGAAGGAGCTTGTGCAGCGGGTGTTCCTGTTAATAACCATATCCATGTGTCATTGTTTACAATACGATTTAAAGCTTTCCACCTTCTAGTAGTTACAGTTTTAATGTAGTTAGCTTCGTCTACTACTATTAAATCAAAACCACCTTCTTTTATTTCTTTTTCAACAATTTCAATACCATCGTAATTAATAATTACAACATCTGTGTTTTGTGCTAATATCTTTTTTCTTTTTTCTGCAGTGCCGTGAGCCAAAGATACAGTCCTGTGCATAGCCGTTTTAAAAAAATCTGCTTGCCAAGCAGCTTGCATAATAGAAAGAGGACACACAACAAGCATTCTATTTATTTTATTTTTATTCATTAAATAATCAGCTGCCCATATAACTGCTCCTGTTTTACCTGTGCCTGCTTCGCTTAAACAATAGGCTCTTTTGTAAGCTGATAAAAATTCTGCTGTAGTTCTTTGATGATCAAAAGGTTTAAGTATGCCAGGCCATGTATACTCTTTTCGAATAGGTGAAATTATATTTTTAATTTTTAATGATGACAATTGTAATACTTCATCTAAACCCCATTTTACTACTACTTTTGAAACTCCATTATCGTAAGTTTTTAAAAGTGTGCTTTTATCTATTGAGTTTAAAATGTCTTCAGGTTTTTTAGTGTTTACAATTAAAGCTTTGTCTTTAAATAACTCCATTATCTTCCTTGCCCTTGGTATTTTTTGTATGATGAACGAAAACTTTTATTCATGGTAGAGGTTTTAGGTATCCGCCCACCCTGGCTCGTTCGTTTGTGTACTGGTTCATAAGGTTGTTGTGTTTGCTTAACTTTTCTTGCCATTACTTATCCTTAGTAAAAGTTCTCATATCGACTCCGACAAATCCGCAACTTCTTGACTCATTGGCGCTTAAACTATCAAAATCAAATTGACTAGGTGATACATGGTCAGGTGGTATCAAAGTATATTCTTTTAATGTACAACTTGCTGCCATGTGTTCAGAACAATTATCTTTATAATATTGCATGGCAACATTACAGTCATTAAAATAACCTACAAATTCCAAATCCCGATAATCTCCCGATAGAGATACAGTCAACACAAACAGCCCTTCCGCTAACATTTCAGTAGCCCCAATAAGTAGAATCAAGTGTATGACCTATACACCCACATTTTTCTACTTCT